CGTAAAATATCTACCACTGCAGTGCCTTTTAGAGCCTTTGAGTACAACGTACCTACAGTAGCTACTTACCCAGATAATACTAACTGGCCTGTAACGTTTATAAGTGATAATCAAAACTTTATAAGAAGCATATTTGAAGCCTGGAATACAGTATTATATAACGAACAAAACCAGACTGCTCAAAATATAAATTTTGGTGGCTGCAAAATAGTCTTTAATTTACTTGGAGATCAGTCTAACCTGCATAAAAACTATAAAAAATATATCCTATGGGGAGCTTTTCCAACGCTATTAGAAGGAGTTGAATATAATATAACTGACACAGGTAATCAAGTAATTACTTTTAACGCTACCTTTGCGTATCAGTATTTTACGGTTGAAACAGTAGCAAAGGACTCTGATCAATAAGTATTACTATGCCGAATAATAGACAAATAGATAAACAAGACCTGCAGGGGTTTTATCATGTAGCTACTCAACGTGGTTTTTCCCGCGATTATCAAGCTAGAGTTACTGAATTAGTAATTAACAACCAACCTCTTGACCCTGACGATCTAGTTTATATTAAAACCTTTTCATTACCGGCAACAAAAACTTCTGTAACAAGTGTGAAATATTATGGAGTAGATATACATTCAGTAGCGTTAAAAGATTTTGGAGAAAGTACTAACTGGGGCGTAACTTTTCATGCAGATGAATATCTTACTTTGAAAAAATGGTTTGAAGATAGATTATCTGAAATTGCAAACAACTCTACCCCGCAGCAAGGCAATACTATTTTTACTCAACCTCGCAACCCTAAATTGAATCCTGTTTCAGATGAAACAAATTATGCTTTAATAGAAGTTATCAATAGTAATTTTGAAACCGTTATAAAATATAAATTGTACGGGCTCTTTATAATAAATGTACCGGGTATTAGTTATGATATGGCTGGTTCAGGTAGAGCACAAGACTTTACGATTACTTTTGGGTATCAGTATTGGAAGCAAATAGCCGGAGACGTGGTAACCCAATATGAGTCCACAACAACTGGTGGTTTTGGAGCTATAACCCCAGGAGGTTCTACTACCGGTCAACCAGCCGGTGTACTTGATACTATTTTAGGCGGTCTTCGTACTGTAACAAATGTAGCTAATGTAGTCCGCGGAACCGCTACAGCAGTACGAGGCGCAGCTACTTCAGTACGAGGAGCCGGCCGCGCAATTCGCGGTAGATAACAGTGAATACAGCTACATTCTTAACTCAAGTACTTTCAAGCCCCGGGTACCATATACCTGTAGAGGCTAATTTTGTTATTAGTATAGATGGTATAAATGAACTTATAAAAAAGTTAAAGACAGTTGAAGAAGAAATAGCTGATAAAAACTTATTAGTAGATACAAATTTTAATGACATATTAGATCAAAACGATGTTTTCTTTGCAACTTATGCTTCTATACCCGGAGAAAGTGTAGCGCCGGCGCGAGTAGGGTTTGCATCGGTTAATAGTGTGTATGGCGGCTTACTTTCTGGTCCTATATTAAAAGGTCGCCGGGACCTGGCAGAGTTAAAAATAGGTTTTATAGAAACTAATAGATCGATAGTAGACTATATTTTAAGGCCGTGGGCAGTAGCTATTTCTCAATATGGACTATTTGCCAGATCTTCTGATAGCTCCCAAAATTTTAAGACAAATATAACTATAAGCTATCTAGATAAAACTGCTGGAGATATAAACAACTCTCCTCGCATACGCAAACGCATTACGTTTAATAATGCCGCACCTACAGATATAGCTGGTTTTCGAAGCGATTACGGTAGCAGATCTGAAACACGTATTACAGATACTTCATGGACCTATTCTACATATAAGGTAAGTACATGAAATGCCGTTTAAGCTAAACGCATATTTACCTAGTAAGAAAAAAGAAGTACAGATAAAAGAACTAACTTATAAACAATACCGAGAGTTAGTTAAGAGTCTGTATAATGTAGACAAAAAAGAAACTGTACAGCAATACAATTCGATATTACAAGATCTCTGTTCGGATATATCATTATTGGATTTAACATTTGAAGATAAGCTGTCTTTGCTTCTTACTGTCCGTAACTACTGTGTTAGTCCGGATTTAAAATTGAAAGGTACTACTGCAGATAATAATATTTTTAACTACTCTATTGCAGTTGAGACGTTAATTAAAAAAATAAAAGGTATAGATAAATCCAGTATAGTCAATTTTGAAGAGGTATCTATAGAGTTTTCTTCCTACAAAGCTCGAGACGAATATATTTTTATTGGAAATAACAAAGATATCTTTATTATTCTTGCGTCTTATATAGATTGTATAAAAACGGGCGAACAGATAGTAGAATTTAAAGATTACACTATGGAAGAACGTTTAGAAATAATTAGCTCTCTTCCTCAGTATATAGTCAATCAAGTTTACAAAAGTATAGAAGAGATACAAAATTATTACGAAAAACAAATTTTACTCGAAGTAAAAAACCCAATAACTAAAGAAACTGTACTTACTTTAACTTGTAATATTAACTATGAAGTACTACAAAAAGTTATTGAGTTTATTTTTACAGAAGATTTAAACAATATCTACCGCGCGTTTTTTAATATAGTAAACTATGCTGGATTTAGTCCGGAGTATATAGATTCGATTACACCAATCGAAGCCCAGGTGTATTGGATGTATTATTTAGAGGATAGGGAAAAAGCATCAAAAGAAAGTACCACTACTAGTAATAGTAATTTAAGCTTGCCGTCTGCCTTGAATAAAGAGCTAGGCTTTTAGAAAGACTCGGTAATTAATAATATGAGTAAAATTAATGAACTTGTTGCTACATTAAACGCAATTACGGATAAAAATATATTTGAAATATATATACCTAGTTTAAAGCGTACGGTAAAGTTTCGTCCGTTAACCGCAAAGCAGCAACGAGCATTTTACACCTGTGTAAATGAAAAAACAGTTTTTAATACTCAGTTTATTTTAACTACATTTAATATCATTAAAGAGTGTTGCACAGAGTCTAATTTAATCCCTGTATTTAATATTTTTGATAGAGCGGCTATTTTAGTAGCGTTACGAGTTAACACTTTAGGTAATTTAATTACTGTGTTAAAAGATGAGCAAGAATTTACTGTAGATTTAACTGAATGTTTACAGCGGTTTAAGTCTTTAGAATTACCCATATGCAAGGATATAACCGTGCAGAATATATTAATTAATTTGCAAATACCTACCCTACTTGAACAATATGAGCTTGAAAAAGAATTAAGAGATAAAGAAATAGATACAATGCCTTTTTCTTCTTTATTGGAAGATGTAATAACCGGAGAGGTATGTAAATTAATAAAAGAAATTAATATAGAGCAAGTTGCAGTAGGTTACAAAAACCTTAACTTTACGGACAAAGCAATAGTCGTTGAGTCTCTTCCAGCAAGTATAGTTTTTGAGTTGCAAGATTTTGCACAAAATGTAAACACTAAATTAAGCGAATGCTTGACATGCCCGGTAAAAGATAACGATACTATTGCCTTTGATATCACGGTGGATTTCTTTTTAGATAGATAATATAAACTTACAGTCAGCCCTAAGTATTTTTATGGCTGATAGTAACGAGGCTGTACAAGATAAATCGAATGAACCGGCAGCGGGATTAACTTCCCCTGCTATGCTCCCGCCTAACGTTGCCGAGCCTCTAACCCAAAGTTTAGAATCCATTAATACTGGGTTAAAAACTCTAGGAAATAAAATAACTGGTAATACTACTGCAGTTAATAAACTCACTGTAAACATAGTACAGACTTTAGAAAAAAATAATAACCAATTAAATGAAACTTTTAAGTCTCTTTTCGAAAGTATAAAGACCCCACCTAAAACAGAAGAAGGCTATAAAAAAGAAGATATTATCGCTTTAGTACAAATACTTGAAAAGAATAAACAAGAAACTATACAGACTTTATTAAAAACAAAACTATCTGAAACTAAAACTAAAGACCGTCCTAGTAAAGGTATATTTGAAGATACAAAAAGCTTGTTAAAGCTTTTTCTCGAGCTTAAACAAAACAAAAAAGAAACAGCCGAACAAAAAGACAAAACTAAAGTAACTGCTGAAGAGGAAGAAAAAAGTAAAGTAACCCCTGTAGGTGGTAGCGCGGAATCTGTTGCTAAAAGTGCTGATGCTTTATTAAAAACGTATAAAGAACAAGCAGAGGGTACGAAAAAAACCCAAAACAAAAAAGAAGTTGAAGTAAAAGGAGAACCTGCTGTAGAGGTAAAAATTACTGAAATCGATGAAAAGGTTTTAGAAAAATTAGGCGAAATATTCGGTAAAAAACAAACTACAGAAAAAAAACAAGACAAAAAGTCGGACGGTTTCTTAGAAGATATATTTGAACTTCGAAAATTTTATAAACTTTTAACTGCCGTAAAAAAATCTAAAAGGGATGTGCCTTCTAAGCCTAAACAATTAGAACTTGACTTCACTTCTCCGTTTAATAAAAAAAGCGGCCCTGTAACTCAGTCTCCACGTTATGGGTATTTGCAGCGCCGTAAACTACGACCGATTCCTTCTACAACAAGTAGCACTACAATAATACCACAAAAAACAACTACTACTGCAGTTCCTGCTTCAAGTAAAAGTATTGCAAAAAAAATAGGTGGTACAACAGTAAAAACCTTACTTAAAAAAATACCTTTACTAGGTCTAGGGGTAGGGTCTGTTTTAGCCGCTGGTAAATTAGCTCAAGGAGATATAACCGGGGCCGGTTTAGAATTTACCTCAGGGGCTTTAAGTACAGTACCCGGGTTAGGTACTGCTGGTTCTCTAGCGATTGATACAGCTATAGCTGCTAGAGAAATATCTAGAGGTAATACAGAAAATAAAACGCCTAAGGCTGCAGCCGGCGGCATTTTTGAAGGTTCCAAATCTGGCTATATGGTGCAGCTGCATGGTAAAGAGGCAGTTGTGCCGCTTGAAAAAAATAATGTAAAAGCAAAGCCAGCAATTGAGCCTACTCTACCTGAAACACGAGTCGAAGCGGAGCCGGGAGTAAAAGTAGCGGATTTATCTGAAAAACAAAAAGATACTTTAGCTGAAAATATAACTTTAAGACCAGAGCCGACTAATACTATAAATGCTGTAGCAAAACAACCGGAACCTGTTGCTCCGCAGAAAGTGGTAGCAGAAATACCGGCCGAGTTTTTTGAAAGTATTAAACGTCTCATGCAAACTATACCTGCTAAGCAAACCCAGGAAGGGCAAAGTATGACAGGGGTAGCTAATAATAGTTCTAGTTCTACCGTTATACACATGCACGGTAAATCTGGAGAGGATATTAATTCCTCTCGTAACAAAACGGATAAGAAGTTAAACTATTATAGAACGCTAGCTTAAGTATACATATGGCAATAGAACTGGAAACAACCCCGCAAGAGTATAAAGCAGCTGCCCCAACACTTAAAGGTAGAACTTTCCAGGTTCATGAAACTTATCGTTGGACTTTAAACGGTAACAATGGGGTTAGAAAATACGTACCTTACATATATTTAAAAGAGTACAAGCTT